AGGTAGTCAGCGGAGATGCCGTAGTCCATGAGGGCATGGCCCACGATGCAGCCGGGGATCTGGTTGTTATCCTTGTCGCGGTGAACGTAGAGGCAGGACGCACTGAGGGCGGGGCGCTTGTAGACCTTGCCTTCACCCTCTCGGGCGATGACATCATCCACAAGACTCATGGCCTTCTTCAGGTCAAGATGAAGCATGATTCTCTCCTCACTTCCTGCAAACCTTGCAGGCAGAGATGTACAGTTCAAGCCTGCACACCTTTGTCCACGGCGGGGCGCCGAAACGCCCCGCCTTCAGGATTTACTTACCGTCGTTCCAGAAGAACTCGCCGGAGAAGAAATGCGCGCCATCACTCCAGCCATCCACGGCGAGTGGAGCGCCCTCCTCCCTCTCCCACCAGTCCAGCGGAGACCACTGGAGACGGGAGCCGCTGATTCGGATCACCTTCTCGTCGGTGAAGTAGTAGTAGTTCACGCCACTCCTGCCCTTGAGTCGGTCGCCCTTTGTGAAGCGAGGCTTCGGCTTGACGTGGGCGATCTCCATGAAGCGCTCCATGGAGACAGTGAACCAGGTGGACCCAACGCCCTGACGGTAGGTGACAAATCCCCTGCCGTCCGACCTGAAGGTAGCGCCAATGGTGGCCTTTACGCCGGAGCCCCTGAGAAGCCACTCGGCGTTCACGTCGAACTGAGGCTTCTGGAGATACTCCTTCCACTCCTCAGTATACCGACTGAAGCAGCCGGAAACGTCGAAGAAGGACTTTCGATCCCAAGCGATCAGCTCAGCGCGAGCGTCGCTGTAGTTGCCGTGAAGCTGGCCGAGGATGCAGTCATCGCAGGAGCCCATGTCGAGCCTGGGAACGTCGATACGATCCCGCCAGTCGGTAGTCAGCCAGTCCCCCGCCTTGTTCACCATGGAATCCAGGTAGGCAGCAGCCTTCTCGACCTCTTCGATACTCATTCTCTCTCCCCTATCCGATTCCCTGAGTGAGAATCACAATGCGCAGGTACTCCACAACCTGCGCAAAGTGAACCCCGCGAACTTCATTCGCGGCACTCGTGAAGTTGGAGCAACTTCCCAAGCTATTCAGAGGCAACTCCGGCAGCCAGATCATTGAAGGCAGCCTGAAGCTGGTTGTACTTCTCCGTCAGCTGAGCGTTCTCCAGCTGGAGAGCCTCATAGCTCTCCAGCGCACGATCCTGCTGCTCCTCCATCTTGACGACGACGGAGTGAAGGTTCTCGTTTGCTGCCAGAAGGCGAGCAGACTCAGCCGCAGTCTCGCTGTGCAGATCCTGAAGAGCCTTGTACTGGTCGGGGTGAACGTAGCCCAGCTTCCGGAAACCGGAAGCCTGAGTGCTGTGCTCCTCCATGGCCTTGACCACGTCGGTGCGCAGATAGACGTTGCTGTTGCCGAACTTACCGACAGGCTTGAGCTCGGCCTTTTCCGCCCAACTCCTCACGCTAGCCGTGTTCGCCCCAGTCTCTTCCGCAAAGTCGGAGAGGGTGGTGAAGGACGACAGGTCAACGGTGCTCATATTCTCTCTCCATATCTTGGATCCAGTCGGATCATAATGCCCAGAGACTCCGCACTCTGGGCAAAGTGAACCTCACGAATGAAATTCGTGAGACCCGTGAAGTTCCATGAACTTCACAAGCTACTGGTTCGAGTGTGAGGCCGTCTCGGCGATGCGGACAGCCTTCTGCCACGTGTCGCCATCATCCTGGATCGCCTGAACGATCCGCAGGAAGCGCTCACCCTGAGCGTCCACCTTCAGGATGTCGAGATCCTTCAGCCTGTGCAGCAGGTTGCCCACTCCGCCTTCCAGCGTCTTGAGATCCACCAGCGAGACGCCGTGCCGGTGCATGATGTGGCCAACGATGCAGCCAGGCTCCAACTCATCGTTCAGGCCGTGAACGTACCAACACGAGGAAGGTGTTCCGTTGGGCGTGGTCGTGCCGCCCGGGGCGGAGTACTTGAAGCCCTCACCCTTCTGGTGAACAAGGCGCCGGGCAGTGTTGTAGATCTCCTCGAAGCTGAGCTCGATCATGATTCTCTCTCCCCTTTCACGGTCACCACAGTGGTGCCCGGAATGATCAGGTATTCAACAACCTGATCAAACCATTTGGCCACTACAGCTGAGTTCCCAGGCCTTCCTTGCACGCCTTGATGGTGGGATAACGCTTCGCGCTGGCATGAGTTCTGCCAAGCATCTTGTACACGTACCCACCACCCACGCCATCAGGTTCGTAGATGTAGCCGATCAATCGGCGTCCATCCTTGAGCCACACCGGACGTGTGCGTGCCTTGTCTCCTCGCTTGGCCTTACCGGCCACGAACATGCACGCCTTCACTCGTTGATCCGGATGATGTGGCCCACAATGTGAACCTGAGCAACCGGAACATTGTGCTTCTCGGCAAGCCGTGAGTTGATGTGCCCTTCGATAGATGCGACATTCACGATGTCGAACGCATCATTGCGCACATTGTACTCATCGCCGATGGTGTAGGAGACCGCATAACGGTCTCCTCTGCGGTTGGCTCCAAAGATGGCCACTAGACCGCCCTCCAGTTCTTTGCATCGACGTTGAAGTAGCTCACACCGTGCTTGTCAGCAACGGCCTGCTCCACCTCGCCCTTGTGCATGCTGTCAGCTTCGACAGTCACCTGTCGAAGATCTCCACTGTCCAGACTGTTGTCCTTCAGCGAGTAAACAACATGTACGGTGACCTTCTTACGCATGAGCCCACACCTCTACCCTCATGTTGAACGGGGAGAAAGCAGATGTGGACTCGCCACCGTAGAGCAGGAAGCCCTGAAACTCAAGGCGCTCAGCATGCCAGTGAACACAGTCCACGGACATGAGATCCTGCCCACCATCGGGCATGTCGATGCAAATGAGGTCACCACTCTGGATGTCCTGAGATGCAACAATCATCATTCTCTCCTCCCGTCGACCTGAATGGTCGGGAAAGCACTCGTGCGAGACGAGTGCCAACCGTGAGTTCAGATCACTGCCACCCTTCCAGGAACCTTCCTGACTTGAAGCGCCGGAACACCGACGCGCTTACCTTGATCGTGGCCTTTGACGTGGCTCCGTGGCGGTTGTAGAGGTCCGCCGGACCCCAGATGGCACTCTGCCCACCCTCGACCACGAAGAAGGGCTCAGAAGCCAGCACGAGCCATCCCTTTCGAGGATTGCCGTTCTGGTCGTTCATGGCTTCCAGCCTGACTGCGACAGTCACAGTACTTCCCTTTCCAGCCGCTCAAGGGCACGCTTCTTCGAACCCATGTTGCCTTGAATCTTGTGCGGGTAGTGGTCCATCTTGAGCGACCACGTGCCACCACTGAAAGCCAGTAGCGCCACATGCTGACCGGTCTCGCGAAGGTAGACATCCCAACGCTGAGAACCACAGGCGACCGTGATGAACGGGGAGCGAGCCATCAGAAGGACTCCATCCGAACGCCACCACGCGGACCGAGGGTGAGCCGAGCATACGGCCCACTGTCGATCAGGTAGAGGCGTTCATAAATGCCGTCCCCATGAACCCACTTGGCAGTGTTGTAGGAGTGGTAGAGATCAATGAACTGATCCCCGCCAGTCGCCGGAGTGTCGAACCACTGAACCGACCTGGGCTCAAAGAGTTCATCATTGTTCATGGACCGCATGTAGGTGAAGTGGTCCCTGCTACACTCTGCGCGCCTTTGGAGAGCGCGCTTAGCGTGAGACAGGGTCTCGAACAACTCCATGCTGTCTCGGAAGTCACCGAACCCGTAGGAGTCGCCTCCATGCCAGACGCCGAAGCGGATCATCTCAGCACTCCTCATTCTCGTGAAAACTGATCACGGTACGAGCGGCTTCCGCGTGAGTCATGGGCGTTCCGGTGTTGAGGTAACTCTTCTGAATCACCTCACCGGAATGATTGAGCACCTCGAACTCCCACGACCCGTCGTAGGACTTACCCAGCGTTCCGCCACCCACCTTTGCGATGCGGACGGTCAAGCCGGTGCACTCCTCGTGGTCGGTGTAGGAGTGTTCCCACCACTGAAGTTCCATGTCTTCTTCTCCCCTTGAGTAGTTGACTTAGCGAGTGCCTACTAGAGACACAAGCTAGGCCAGGCAGAGTCGTAATAATTGGTCCGGACGCCCTCTCGGGCCGGATACGGATCGTTGCCTTGGTGGGCCGTTACCCCTAAAGGCATGTGGTCAAAGACCACACACCACCAACAAGCTCACCGCCGCCCGCCTCTGTTGCCTACGTGTTACTCGGCTCACGTGAGCCCCTAAAGGCTCACGATGGTACGGACGTGTTACTCCAGTGACTCTGCCTTACCCGCAAGCCCATCCTGACAGTGTTACCCACCAGACAGGCTCGCTAGGGAAGAAGAGAGAATTCTTTGGCAAGCCGCGTGTAGGTGACCAGCGTGTATCGTCTGGTGCCTTGCCTCGGGTACTTGCCGCAGGCTGTTTCTCTAGGACAGCCAGTCCTCTAAGTCCAGCCCGGAAGGGCTGGCACTGATTCGATTCTCAAGGTACGAACACTGCCTTTGAAGCGGACACCCAAATCCATGGGCCCGACTCTCCGGGTGCTACGGCCTAGCTGAGGTTTACTGGCCCTCAATGAGCCTGCCCTGTGATCACATCGGGGGTGACCGCACAAGGACGGTAGTGGGGATTGCTTCAGCGATCTAACCGGGATATGAGTACCGGTAACAAAGCCTCACCTCTGCCAGGCGCCTCATTCCGCCTGTCCTGCTAGCCAGAGCCTAGAGGCTCCGGATCCTGCTGTCAAGACTCGCTGAGTTGCGAGCTTCGCCTTGTTTTAGGCACACAAGGTGCTGACTGGCTAGGCCGTGCGGTTCAGTTGAACTTGACTCCACTGAACCTAGGGCCAGTGGGCCGGAGTGTCAAGACCCTCATCCGAACCGATCTAGCTGGTCTGGATTCGGACTCTCTCGCTTCCGACATCACAAACATTACTCAGGATGGGCAGTGCCTAGAAGCACTGCCCGATAACGGGAAAGTCACGGGATGATAACGGAAGCTAATGCATCAGCTTTGTGGCAAAGATTGTACCAACGCCGGCATTCTGGGTGCTAGCGTTAATGTGCTAGTAAGGCAAGCCTAACCGAATGAATGGTCGGGAAGATAGGACGGGCGTGTGAGACGGGTGTACTATGCCCCTCGCCATGTGACATTGCACTGTTCTTTGTCGACATTTGAACGCGTTCAACTGGTAAGGACCGTCATGCCTCGGCACTCCTTACACATGCATGAGTATGCCTCGGCATGCATGGCCATACACTGACATGGGCAGCGCGACTATCCATTCACATCCTTGAACGGGGCAAGGAGCAGCACGCTAGCAGGGATCAGCTAGTTAGGCTGCCCTAACCTGGGCAAGGCAAGGCTACCCTAAGGATCCTTGAGGAGCTCAAGTGTCATGTCCAGACCCGGGGGTTGTTAAATCCGCGTGGACGTGTGTGTGTGAGACCCCTCTACCGTCTAGCATAAAGTTCAAGTCAGGTATACGAACGATCCAAGTGCCCCTAGGGGATGTGTAGTGTGACGCAGATCACACTAAGTTCTCTGTCCTAAAAAGTGCCTTGGACGCACGTATATATAGTGAGGAAGAAAGTTTTCGACTTCAGCATGCGAGCAGGGACCGGTGTAGGTCACCAGAGGCGTAGTGCATGTGGAGTTGACAGGACCGTCTTCGGACGGTACACTTCCATCCTTAAGTTACTTATGTATACCTATGTCTACTCTAGGTATCTTAAGTACTACCTAAGAAGAACCCCCTAAAGGGGTTCTTCTATACCTAAGTATCTTAGGTACTCTAGGTATACCTTGTAAGGCAGCCCTTTAAGGGGCTGCCTACTACCAAGACTCTTCAAGCCTATCCACTTCGTGGAATCCTTCTCCCGACCCAAGCGAAGCGCCCCTGAAGGGCGCTCGCTGCATTCTGTCCCTCCAGGCGTTAGCTCCTGGTCTAGACTAACTAAGGTAGTTTAATGGCAGCCATCCGAGAGCTCTCCACTCCCGAGAAGAAGCGGGCTTTCCTCAAGCTCACTCAATCGGGTCTCGGACGCATCAAGTCTGCCAATGAGGTCGGGGTGACAATCCAGGCAGTGGATTACTGGCGGCGTCAGGACGCCGCCTTCCGTGAGTCGGATGACAGGATCAAGCTGGTTCGCCAGGAGGTCATGCCAGAGGCTCGCGACACCATGCCGGACTTCGAAGAGTTCTGCATGAAGTACCTGGACACCAAGCTCTTCAATCACCACCTTCAGTGGGTTGACCTGCTCGAAGGCAGGGAGCCTCGCAATCTCCACCCCGCTCAGCGTTATGAAGTCGGGACCAACCCCGACTTCATCCTGATCAACACTCCACCTGAGCATGCGAAGTCTACCACGATCACGGTGAACTACGTGACGTACAGGATCTGCCAGGATCCGAACATCCGAGTCATCATCGTGTCTCAGACTCAGGAGATGGCGAAGAGGTTCCTCCGGGCGATCAAGGATCGCCTGGCATCTCCGAACCCGAACTACCGCAAGCTTCAGATTGACTTTGCTCCCGATGGTGGGTTCGATGCGAACTCGGCCGCATGGACGGCCGACTCGATCTATGTGAACCCTGAGCTACGTGACTCTGGTGAGGCTTCTCCCACGGTCCAGGCTCTTGGTATTGGTGGCCACATCTACGGTTCCCGATGTGACCTCATGATCTTCGATGACACCGTGACCGGCAAGAATGCTCACGAGTATCTCAAGCAGATGGACTGGATGCAGCGAGAGGTTTACAACCGCAACTCGCAGTTCGGCGCCAAGATGCTTCTCATCGGAACCCGGCTTGCTCCAACCGACCTGTACGGGGAGATCATCAAGCCGGAATACTACAACGATGAAGAAAGTCCTTGGACATACCTGACTCAGCCAGCCGTCCTGGAGTTTGACGAGGATCCTGAGAAGTGGGTCACCCTGTGGCCTCGCACCAACCGACCTCCCGTTTCGCTCTCCGGCCGCAATGAGGTCGTCAAGGGTGACGATGGGCTGTATCCCATGTGGAATGGCGGCGCTCTCAAGAAGCGCCGCGCATCGATGTCTCCACGGAACTGGGCTCTGGTCTATCAGCAGGAGAAGGTGGTCGATGATGCCATCTTCGGCCAGAAGGCCGTGATGGGTTCGGTTGACAATGCCAGGCAGCCTGGGCCGATGGGTGGAGGTACCGTCGGCGGAAGGCCGAACGGTATCGAGGGATGCTATGTGGTCGGTGGCTTCGACCCTGCAATGACTGGCCACTCTGCGGCTGTGGTTATCGCGATGGACCGCAATACCGGAATCCGCTGGGTTCTGGATGTGTGGACTCGCCCGAACTGCAAGCCGGATGATCTCTTTGATAAGATCAAGGAGTGGACGGTGAAGTATCGCATGAACGAGTGGCGTATCGAGAAGAACGCCATGAACCTCATGGTGACTCAGAACCGAGAGATCCGGTCCTTCCTGGCAACCCGAGGTTGTCTTCTGAGGGAGCACTTCACCGGCTCGAACAAGTGGGACAGCGACTTCGGTGTCGCCTCTATGTCCATGCTGTTCGATGGCTGGGAGCAGAAGAAGCAGCTTATCCACCTTCCGAACAAGAGCGCTGAAGGTGTCAGGATGCTCATTGAGCAGCTGACCACATGGGAGCCTGAGCCTCCGGGCTCTCGCTCCCGACGCAAGACTGACTGTGTCATGGCTCTGTGGTTTGCGGAGATCCGCTGCCGTGAGCTTGTGGATGAGGCATCTCAGGCGGAGGAGTTCCATGTGAGGAACTCCTGGCTCAGTGAGCGGGACCGAAACAAGCAGATGGTCATTGATCTGGACTACATGTCCCAGTCTGCCATGCATGGTGACTCTACGATGGAATGGTGGTCGGGATGACCCATCCTGGATATGACGTATCCGATGAAGAGATCGCCACCTATTGGAAGAGTACTGGCGCTCCGGCCAGCCTCATCGATGAAGTAATCAAGAGGGATCTTGATTTCAAGCAGAGGGCGCGGGAAGCGGCCCTGCTGTATCCACGGCATCCACCCATCCCGCATCCCTGCTCCTGTCATGAGTGCCATGGAGCTGGCGGAATGGTCAAAGAGAAACCGGATTGGTGGTCAGGGTGAAGTTCTCAGAGCGAGCCGCTGACCGGCTCGCAGAAGTGATGGGGTCATGGAGGTTCGTCATCGGCCAGGCGGTCTTCCTTTTTGCCTGGTTTGTGTTGAATCTCTTCTTGAGCTGGAGCTGGGATCCATACCCGTTCATCCTGGCCAACCTCGTCATGAGTGCACAGGCTGCATTTGCCACCCCGATCCTCCTGATGAGCAACAATAGGGCGGCGGCTTCCGACCGCCGCACACTACAGACCGATGTACTACTGGACAGAGAGTCGCTTGAGATCCTCAAGCGCATTGAGGAGAGACTCAGCGATGGCAATCATTGACAACGGATGGAAGTTCGATCCGGTCAAGAACTACACCGAGAACGGTCAGGAAACCGTTCTCGGACTGATCGTGCACATCATGGATGGATCCTTCGAGGGATCCAAGGCTTGGTTCAACAACGAGAAGGCCGAGGCGTCTTCTCACTTCGGAACCAACCGCAACGGGTATGCAGAGCAGTGGGTTGACACGAAGGACCGCGCCTGGGCTCAGGCTGCCGGTAACCGTTCCTACATCAGCGTGGAGAATGAAGGCGATGGCGGAGACGCTCTCACAGACGGGCAGCTCACCCGAGTGGCTGAGATACTTGCTTGGCTTCATCGAGTGTACGGCGTGCCGATCCAGCGTGCGGACGTTCCTGGAGTTCGTGGACTCGGATGGCACGGAATGGGAGGCTCCGCTTGGGGAGGCCACCCTGACTGCCCTGGCAAGAATGTGCTCGCACAGTTCGATGAGATCCTGAAGCGGGCCGGTGACATTGCTGGCGAGAAGCCCAAGCCGACTCCTCCTCCGACTCCATCCCTTCAGCGCAATCTCTACTTCCGTCGCCAGGACTACATGTCCGGCTCGGATGTCAAGCTCCTTCAGTCCAAGCTGAATGGCGCTGGAGCCAGCCTCTCTGCGGATGGCTCTTTTGGCCCGAAGACCCTTTCGGCCGTGAAGAACTTCCAGCAGTCTCACGGGCTCAAGGTTGACGGGATCGTCGGCCCGATCACTTGGGCGAAGCTTTGGAGCTAGTCCATGCGGACACTCGATGAAGTAGCAAGGAAGGTGAACTCCCTCAAGGATGCTGCCCGTGATCGGGATCAGCGTCAGAGGGATGTTCATGATGTGCGTTCGGGTGATATCGATACGGTGATTCCGGGGTCCATGCCTGACGCATGGCCCCGGCCTGTAGTTGCCAACATGATTGACACCACTGCTCGTGACACCTCAGAGGTCATGGGGCAGATGCCAAGCATCAACTGCACGAACAGTCTCCAGACTTCCGACCGGAGCAAGAAGTTCTCAAGCAAGCGGACCAAGGTGGCCAACCACTACACGCTTGTTTCTGGACTTCAGGCCGGTCAGCAGGTCAAGCTGTGCGATCAGTATCTCAGCTTCGGCATGGGTGTCTACTCCGTTGAGCCTGACTTCGATCGCAAGACTCCAGTCATCCGGATCGAGAACCCGATGGGTGCCTATCCGGAGTTCGACATGTTCCACCGCCTCAAGTCCTACTCGCGCATCTGGCGCGAGGAGGCCATCTATCTTGTGGCCAAGTATCCTCAGCTGATGAGGGTTCTCAAGAAGACCGACTCTCGCGGCTACATGCAGGATGAGGGCTGGGCTGAGCGTGAGATCGAAGTCTGCAAGTACATGGATGACGAGGTCATCTACATGTATCTTCCGGCCCACAGCAATACTCTGATCGATGTCATGCCCAATCCAATGGGCAAGCTGACCATCTCTGTTGCCGTTCGCCCGTCCTACGATGGCGAGATCCGTGGCGCCTATGATGACGCCATCTGGGTTTACCTCGCAAAGTCTCGCATGGCGATGCTTGGTCTTGAGGCGACTGAGAAGGCTGTGCGTGCGCCGCTCGCGATTCCTCGCGACGTTCAGCGCATGGTGTTCGGATCCGACTCGGTCATCCGGACCGACAGCCCAGAGAAGATCAAGTATGTCGGTATCGACATGCCACAGTTTGCAGCACAGGAAGAGCAGCTCCTTGAGAGGGAGCTGCGTCTGAGTACTCGATCCCCACAGGCCCGATCCGGGAACATTGATGCAAGCATTATTACCGGCAAGGGCGTCGAAGCCCTCATGGGTGGCTTCGACACTGTAGTCACCACTGGTCAGCAGGTCATCGGCCAGGCTCTCAAGAAGGCTCTTGAGTTCGCGTTCGAGATGGACGAGAAGCTCTGGCCGAACGAGAAGAAGACCATCCGAGGCGTAGTCCAGGGGGCTCCCTTTGAGGAGACCTACATCCCTTCGAAGGATATCAATGGAAACTATCCGGTTGATGTCACCTACGGATTTGCTGCGGGCCAGGATCCTGCGCGAGCAATTGTCGCGCTCCTCCAGCTTCGCGGAGATAACCTTGTCTCTCGCGACTTCGTACAGCGTCAGCTGCCGATGGAGATCGACGTTGTGCAGATGCAGACCCAGATCGACAATGAGCAGTTCGAAGACGCCCTGAAGGCTGGAATCCAGGGAGCGATGCAGGCCATCCCGCAGATGGCCCTTCAGGGTATGGATCCAATGGATCCGCTCATGAAGATGGCTGAGGTCATCAAGCTTCGTGAAGGTGGTAAGCCAGTCCATGAGGCTATCCTCCAGGCATTCAAGCCCAAGGAGGCCCCACAAGGGCCTCTAGGCGGCCCTGAGGGTGGCGCTGGACCGACTGGCCAGCCTGGACCTGGAGGAGCTCCTATGGCCCCTTCAGGGGCCGCACAGGGTGGTGGCAGGGACATGATGCAGCTGCTGGCTTCGCTAAAGGGCGGCGGTCAGGCAAGCATGGGCGTACGAACTAGGCGAGAGCAGCCAATCTAATGATCGACCACAAGTGTCAGTATGCTGCATACATTGGGCAGCAGCCCAAGTGGCAGACTGATGAGAACGGGCTGACGGTCTGTGTGTACTGTCATGTTCCGAAGAATCCAGTCGCCCCGGCTCCGAAGCCGGTGGCGAAGACTGTAAGGAAGTAACATGACTTACGTAGCTTACACTCCAGCGGAGTCCGAGACTTCCCACGAGGGAGCCCTCAAGGGCGAGCTGTTCCCACAGCACCCGAAGACCGGCTTCTACTTCTCGGCAAAGGGAGATGCCTGCACTCCGTGGGAGGTAGGAATCATGGAGAGTGACGCCATGGGCGACTCTCGCCACCAGGCTCCGACCAAGTCTCCAGAGTGGAACTCCACTATCATTGTCCAGACTCCAACCACTGGCGCCGAGTCCGGAATGTATAACTCCAGCCTGCCGAATCACTAAGGTGGACCAAGTGGACGATGACGACTTCGAGGTTATAGTGCTCACTCCTCAAAGGCATAACCGCTGGGCCGTCATCGTCCCAGCTCTCGGTCTGGTATCGGAGATCGCAGACGCAGTAGGCAATACATTCAGGGCGTACACCATGTACGCAGCTCAGCACAGTATGCAGGTTCACTACGACAGGAAGTTCGGGGAGGTAGTCAGTGGCAGGAATTCCGGTCTCCGGTCCCGGGAAGTTTTCCCAGAGGACTGACAGGCAGCCCATTGTCCAGATCCCCAATGCGGACTACGGCGAGCAGAAGGCGTACAAGCAACTTCAGCAGGATGCTCCAATGGCCGCCTCTCAGGGCGGCCCACCGGCAGGTATGGACTTCTCAAGCCTGTTCGGCAATGCAGCTGACCGAGTGATTCCCATGAATCAGGAGTCCGGTCAGCCCGGAGTTCCCGTAACCGACGGAGCCAATGCAGGCCCCGGAGTCGGGATGGAAGCGCTCGGCATCACGCCCGAGGATATGCAGTCCAATGCCAAGATGCTCGCCTACCTGCCAGCACTTGAGGCAATGGCGAACAAGCCAGACAGCTCGGCAATCGCACGGGCACTAGTACGACGACTGAAGGCGGCACAGTAGCATGAGCAAGTGGTGGAACCAGGAGATGGGTGCAGCTGCTCAGGGTCTGTACAATGATCCCTGGCTTGCCACGAACTCAACCATGGTGCCGAGCTCCCTCTTTCCCGGTGATCAGCAGCCAGCAATGGGAGTTCCTCCGACTGCGGCATCTCTCGGAATGAAGCAGGAGGACTTCGACAACTATGTCTCCGTCAACAAGGATGGTTCGTGGAGCATCACGAAGAACCTTGACGGAAGTGCACGGGCCAAGGGATTCATGGGATTCGTGGGTGGGCTTGTCTCCGATACGAAGACTCTCCTCAAGGCCGCAGACAAGGCGATCTCTTCTACCCCGATCGTCGGTCAGTACTACGACGTGAACAAGTGGCTTGCTAAGAACCTTGTCATCCAGCCTCTCGACAAGGTGGCGAGTGGAGCCTACTGGCTCTACTCGGAGGCGGTGAGCCAGCCTCTCACTACTGCCATTCTCCAGATGGGCAAGGCTGGTCAGGGTAATGCCGGTGCGCTTCTTTCGGGAAGTGAGTGGGGCGAGGCTTACCATGCGGCTGAGCACATCTCTCCAGGGCAGGCTGTCGCTAACGTCGCAGGGACTCAGGGCGTAAGTCCGCTTGAGGCCTACGGTCGCATGCTGGCAGCAGTTCCCACCTTTGGCGCATCTCTCCTCATCCCCGGTCCGGGCGAGGGACTCAACCCCGAGTACGCCAATGAGAGCTACCTCTACGACACCAACTACTGGCAGAAGAAGAACGGGTGGAAGTACAGCGTTGGAACTGGACTGATGGACGCTACGGCGTCCATTGCACTGGATCCGACTGTCGCCATCGGCAAGGTTGCCAAGCCTATTCGTGCGGCAACTCGCGCCGTCAAGGTTGTCGAGGGAGTTCAGCCTGGCGTCAAGATTGCTGGTATGCAGGTGGTCAAGCCTCGCACTGCCGAGGATCTGACTAAGACCGACAAGTTCGACACCTTCGCCAAGTGGGGTATCGGAAAGTCTCCAGAGGAGATTCGCCTCGCGCTTGAGCGCGGGCGTGGTGCTCGTGGCAGCGCGTTCACTTCTCGTGACATGACTGCCCAGCTCGCTGATGTTCTGAGCAAGGCCGACAACGTGGATGACTGGCGTCTCGCCACTCGCTTCGCCATGGGCGATGAGGGTGCGTTCACCGAGATGAGCCAGAAGTCTCAGAGCTTCGCCCTTGCATATGGGAAGGCCCTTGACAATCGCATCAACCTGACGAATGCCGATGCGATCTACAAGAAGTCATACAACTCTCTCGTAACGAACAACTTCCAGGCGAAGGCGATCAACCCTCAGAGGTTCGCCTTTGCGCCTGAGGAGCGTGGGCTTGGTCCACTTCAGGAGCAGTTCGAGTTCAGTCAGTATGGCAAGCGATCCGTTGAGGATCGTGTCAAGGTTGACGAACAGGGTCGCCTGTTCATTCAGGCTCCATATGTCACCGCAGCAACCAGGACTGCCGTGGCGACCGAAGAGGCGCCGAAGGCTTTCGAGCAGCTTGCTTTCGAGGGCAAGGGCTTCAAGTATGAGGTCAAGCCGATCGATCCCACACTCATCCCGACCAACTACTACCAGGGAGTAAACATCCCTGGAATGGTCGAGTGGCGTGCTGGGATTCAGTCTGGACTTGATGCTACGAAGGTCCAGCTTGAGTCTCTCACTCGCAAGAACGACTGGCTTGCTGGTGCCATCGGCAACCTCGGAGATCCGGCTGTAGTCAATCCACTATTCGGATCCATGCGAGAGGCTCGCTTCGCCGGTGTCGGCCGGGATGTAACGAAGCAGGCCGAGAGGCGTGCTGTTCAGTATCTTGGCGTTCGAGCTGATGAGGGTTTCCAGTCCCGACTCCTCCAGAATGGCATCTACGGTGGAGCGGTTCGCTTCATCGGCAAGATGGGTGACCGCCTTCCAACCGGCGTCATTAACCACAATGACGGCGATGCCGCTGCACGGCTCGCCGAATACCTGAAGGCGTCCCCTGTTGCGAGTGAGGATGTCGGTGATCTTGTAAAGAACTACAGCAGGATCGCCAGCAAGACTGACTCCGTCAAGTACATCGAAGATGTCGTTGAGCCCATGATCTTCGAGGGCTTCGGCAAGAAGCATGGTCTTGACATTGACACCCTTCAGGAGATGTACGCTCGGTACCGTCAGATCTCCCGCGAGGAAATGGACAAGGTCCGCAATCCGAAGCAGATGTATTCTGCTCCCATTGGGGGCGACACTGGCGGCAAGCCGATCAGGGTTGACAAGATGCGCGATGGTGAGAACATCGTAGCCTCTCCGATCCTTCAGACTCAG